GTAAACTATGCCTATAAGTTTAAACGACTTTTCTATTTCGTCGTCTTGTTTATTTGCAAGGGTTTTTACAATATTCTGATATTGCCAAACGCTTATATTATTCCATTTCATAAGCCGAAGTTACTAAAAGTTCCTCAATATCATCATCCGATTCTAAGATTTCATCAATCTTATTTAATACGTCTGCGCAAGTAAAGGGTTGCCCTGACTTGCATTGCTGATCCACCCAATCCCTAAAGTCAATTAATTGTTTCATATTGTTTTAGTTTAATCAATCCATTTTCCGTGCGTTCTTAGATGCCAGAATCTATGCTTTAATACATCAATGATTAAAGCAAAAAAAGTATCGGCTTCATAAGTACCTGCATTGCAGATTAGTTTAAATTTTGGTTTCATTGTATAAATTTTTTTAGTCCGTTTGCGCTTGTCATTATTGCCTCCGCCCTTTGTGTAAGGCTTTCAATCTGGTTTAGTAATTCCGCCCGATCCTTTGTGCAATAGTAGCCGTTTGATGTACCCATAACAGGAAGGATGCCTTCTGATCTTATGAAGTTAATTATCTTCCTTAATCTTGGCTCGCTGAATAACTTGATGCCGTACCTGTCTCTATTTTCGTTTATTGCATTTACAATATCCGCACCCTTGATAGGATTATCTTTGGTCTTAGTATTTAAGCCCTTGATAATTATAGGTACAAGTTTTTTTTCGTCTTCTGTTAATTCCTTTGTGATTTCCTCAAAGTTAGTTATCATAATATAGATTTTACGATACGTCTGCCATTGCTAAATTTAGCATTTTTATTTGAATCCTTAACTCTTTATTCTCCTTTTCTTTTAAACCTAATTCCTTTTCAATTTTTGCAATCCTTTCTATAAGCAACTCATTTTCCAGGCGTATCATATATTCCTGCCCCATTAAATAATTGTTCTTTGTCATAAAATAGATTTAAAATAACCACCCCAAGTTTGACTAATTACTATCAGGTTATTAATATTTAAAATAGGGTGGTCAAGATTTATAATTTGTTTATTTGTTCTTGTTCTAATAAGTGATCCATTTGCCTATCTTGTTCTAATTCCTCTTGTGATATTTCCTCCTCCTCGTCCTCATCTTCCCAATCGCAATGTTCTAAGCAATCAGGGCATATCCCTATTTCCTCAAAATTAGTATGTGCGCCGCAGCAAGTTGAATATGGCATATTATAAGTTTTCAATTAAAGCCGTTAGTAATAAAGCACCGCCCATAATATACCAGAACCATTTTCCGGATAGGCTTTCCGCTTTGTATTGCTCGTTTCTTTTTTCTTGTAAGGTTTTTAATCTGTTCATATTGGTTTGTTTTTGGTTTTATAAATTAGTCCATTGAGTAGCCATTGCTTCGGCTATCCCTTTAAATGTTTTACTTCTTAATGTTCTGCGTTCATCAGCGGTCTTTGCTTGTTGCAAAGCCTCATAATACCATAATGCTTGTCTTTTAACTTTCCCCGATTTCTTATCAATCCAATCTTTAAATTCCCCTTTATCTACCATATTTGTAGGAATCAATTTAGGAAGGTTTTTAAGCCATAAGCAAGTTGATTTACTTGCAGAATCCCCAAACCAATAAGGTTGTATTATTTGATCGGGCTTTCTTATATGGCTGCTTATAACACTTATAGGGTTTTCTATTGCAATTCTTGGAATATCAAGATCCATTAATCTTTGTACAAAATTTAAAGCCTCTGCCTGGTTTTTGTACCTTTCAATATTTGGCGTCTTGTCCTTGTTATATAAATGCCTTGCGCCGCTTACTGAAAGATAAGTACAAGGTGGATGCGCTATCATCAAATCCCAATCTTGATTTGTATAATTAAATACATCCCCTTGCAAATGCCATTCTTTATGCCCGCCACTACAAGGCAGTATGTCGCACGAATAAGCCTCGTGTCCTAATGCCCTAAAGGCTTTTGTTACTGCTTGGGATTCCTCACACGCTATTAATACTTTCATTATATCATTTCAATTTGGTAACCTAAAGATAAATACTTGTCAATTTTAAATTGCAATAATTCTTTAGTAAATTCTGTACTTGGTATTAAGATTGTAACCCAATCTTGTGTAGTTCCTTGCTTGTAAATTTTAAATGCTTTTTTCATAGTTTTTTGGTTTTGTTATACAAATATACACCTTTTATACATATTTTATACATCTTGTAAATATTTATTTAAAAATATGATAAGCGGTAAATATAAAGGATAAGCGGTAATTAAGCAAAGGCGTATCGCCCTGATCCCCTTTTATAGTTAAAGTTCTGCCAGGCTAAAGCCAAAGCCATAACGCAATCATCGTGGAATCCCGAAGGCGCAGAATAGCGTACCCCATTAGCCGTAAACTGATATTCAAATATATCTAACTCGTCAACAATAACCCCCGCAGGATAACCTATTTTATTTTGTTGAATTGCTTGCGCCAAGCCCTCCATTAATTGCTGCTTTGATTGACTTGTAAATTTTAAGCCTTCTATGTTTACCCCCTCCCTTATTAGATCCTCAAGGATAGGATCGCCAACGCCCGTGCTATCTGCTAATATAGGCGCAATAGGAAGCCTTTTAATGTTTGCCTTAGTATTATGCCAATCCATTTGAAAGCGGTCAAAATAAGCCACGTTACCCCCATTGTCAAGCCCTATTATAACTGTGAAGTCAACTGACTTAGCAAGATCAATCCCATACGCCACGATTTGCTGCGCGGATATTGGTTTAATACATCTTTGAATAAAGGCATTGCCAAAAGGATTGGCACTATTTTCGGAAGGGTTTGCAAGGTATTCCTGCTCAAATACAACCTCTGGCAATTGCAATCTTGCCTCGTCTATTTCCCTTGTGTTTATATATGGATTGTCATAGGTGCTGAATTTAAAAGATTGCCAATCATTCTCCCCCTGTTTCATAAACATAGAATAAAAGAAGTTCTTGCCTCTGGGCGTGGATAGGAAAACCGCCTTGCCTTCATAATCGGTTAGCGTTGGACGTATGCTATTTTGCCACCCTGATTCTAAGTCAGGGATAAATGCCGCCTCGTCTATGATTACTAAATGAAACTTGCGACCTCTTAAATTGTCTAATCGTTCACCTGTATAAAATTCAATTGATCCGTTATTAGGGCAATATATCTTTAAGTTGCTAATATTGTTTTTAAAAGGAAGTGCTGCCGTAAGCCTTTCAAAAAATGCTTTTGCCAATTTATACGTTGGCGTTATATATGCAACTTGACCGCCTTTTATTGCTTCGCTGATTGCAAGTATCTGGGATAGTTCTGATTTACCAAAACGCCTTCCGCACATAACGACAATAAAACGCCTATCGCATTCTAATATCTTCTTTTGGTTTATATGCGGATTTGGTAATTCTATGCGCACTATAAAATAGTTTTACCTTCAACAAATACAACCTCTATCCTGGTATCTTGCTGAATATCCATTTGTTCTTTTGGCTTGCCATATACTCTGGTTAGTAAAGTATCTAAAGAATACAAGCTGCCCTTTTCTAATGACTTACGCATAGCCGCCGCAATTGTCTTTTCTAATATTGTAGCCTTTGGATTATCCCAAACCTTTTTAAGTTCGTCCATATCCATTGACATCATTACTTGGATCGTATCGTTAATTTCGCTTAGCTTGTAACCTTGCTCTTTAAGTAGGCTGACGTACTTACGCGGACGTCCATTTGGGTTTCTTATTTCGCCCTTTTGTACCGGTATTAAATTCTGTTCGTTTGCCATATTCTCTTATTTACTTCTTTTTTATTTTGAGCAGTAGGGTGGTATTGCACCCCTTCTTTAGTCTGGAATGACTAACGCATTACTTTTATGCTTCTACTGCTTGTCTTGATGCCAAAGTTACTTTATTTCCTTTATACATTCCCGCGCCAAGTTCATCAATCTTTGAAAATGGTATTATAGGAACTGATATTTTACAGCTTTTGTCAATTAAATATATATATCTAAGCTGAAAACCTTTTATTTTTTGCCAACCGATATGCTCTGTATCTAAATATTTTTTCCAATTCCCGTACTTATTCATTATAGTTTTACTTGACTTTATAGTCATTGAGTGAATTTTTTTTCCATTTGGCAATAAAAATAGATCGCTATTTTCTTTTATCAAAGTCAAATTAAAACCACTTGCTCTGTATATAGTTCCATCCCCACAATCGCAGCCATCAGAATAAGATAAAATCCACTTTATATTAGGTGCGTTTTTTTTAATTAGCTTTATACTAATTGCAATACATCTGCTTTCACTATACTTAGGCAAATATTCGTCAAATGCCATTCTATTCAATTCTAAATAATCGTGCCAATTTGTATTTTCAACTAAGCCAATTGTCTTGCTTTTGTCTAAACTTGATCCGTAGCTTAAAACTCCGTGTAATTTATCATCTAAAAAGCAACCGAAATGTAGCTTACTATTAGGGACTACTTTGCCAGAGTAATGATTTAGTTTAATAAATTCATTAGCAATCTTGCTTGATATTACCTTGACTAAGATTTCCTTTGCTCTGCCCATTGCATTACTATTAAATATAAAGCATTGCCATTTGAATTTTCATTGCCCATTGTTTCAGCGTATTTGTATTCCTCTGTACGTTTTATTTCCTCAATAGCGTTTTTTATATGCTCTGCCTGTTCATCTGCTAAAGTGAAAGTCATTTGTTGAAATGGCGACTTATCGCCGTTTGGTAAAATAAAATCCTCCCCCAAATCTTCAACATTACTAAAGCCAATAATATCAATACCCCAATTTGTAAGTTCGTCTGAATCCCAATTATTCGCTAAGTCTGACCAATCCCATTCGCCAAAACTTGCATTATCTTTTATGATAAATTCTTTTTGCTGCTGCTCGTTCCAATCAACTATTTCAACTGCGACCTCTGTATGCCCTGCTTCTTTAATTGCCTTTAGACGCATATTGCCGCCAAGTACAACCATATCCTTATTGACTACAATAGGTCTTACGTTTAACATATCAGGAAAATCTTGTATTGACTTTACTAATTTTTTAAACTTATCATCTTTAATTAAGCGGGGATTGTTAGGATTAGCAATTACTTCCGTAATCTTGACTTTTTTTATCATAGGTTTTTGATTTATCTTCCCTGACCTCTATATGCTTTAGGTCTTTGGCTATGTTTATTGTAGGATTTCTTAGCGTGTCCACATTTCCTTTTACCAAAATTAACCTTTTTTGAATCACTTTTAACCTTTGCCATCTATTTTTTTATTGTGTATGTCTTTTAAATAATCATAGTGCGTCTTTGTATCCCCCATTACAACGTGGCATTGCCTACATAATGCCTGTAAATTTTCAATCGTATCTGCCTTGTTTGATCCGCCCATTCCTCTTGCGTCTATATGATGAATGTCAACTGCTTTAGATCCGCAAGCCTCACAAGGTATAAAGTCCTCTATTCCGTAACCGAAATAATCCAGATATATTTTAACGTGCTTTTTCATTATCAATTTGTTCAAGTTTTTTTTGCGCCCAAGCAACGCCCTCGTCGCCGCCCCAAGCTAACCACATAAGCGCACCGCAATCGTTCTTAGGATCGCCTTTGCTATTCTCTCTGTGCCTTTCAAAACTTGCCATTCTTGCTATTGTATCCCTTGTAATATTTTCGCCTTTAGCTAATTGATTAGCACGCGCCCAACCAACAGGCGTTCCACATTTACGATCGTATTGATCCCTTATATTTATTGCTCTTTGCGCGTTTACCCTTGCGGCTTGTGGATAATCTTTGTAACTATCAACCATTGATACACGAATTGCAGCCCATACGCTTTGCGCCTTTTCCTCTGTATCGTATATGCAAGCACCTGATCCAATTCTATATTTTCCGTTTGAGCATTTAATTACTGGCATTTCCTATCAATTTACTATAAATAGCAAACCTCTGCTTATTTACTTCGTGTAAGTTGAAGTTCTTATTGCAATACTCGTAAAGGTCATTGCCATACTGCTTTCTTGCTGCCTGATCGTGGGTTAATAGCTTAATCCAATAATACCAATCCTTTTGAGTATTAACGTGGCACGCGGGATAAAAGCCCTTGTAAGGATGCACATTGCTTACTATTGCAGGATTCTTTTTAGAAGCCGTTTCTAATACCTTTAAATTAGACTTCATTGAATTAAACTTAGAATCAACTAAAGGGATAAGGCTTATGTCTGAATCACAATAAGCCGCCATATATTCCGTAACCTGGTTATAGTTATAAATAGTAGGATTTAGCTTTAAGCCATTTGTAAAGGCGCAGATCATATTATCCCAAATATGTTTTTCCCCTTCATTGTATCCTGCTATGATTGTCCTTACAGGGAAGTTAATTCGCTTCATTGGATTGCGTAGTATTTCCAAATCCCTTCCGTGCGTTCCTGATCCTGACCAAAATAGCCTTACAAGATTAGAAGGCTTTTTATCTAAAATAAATTGCTCCTCGCCGTATGGAATGGCATTTGGCAATATTTCTATGTTTGTATTATGCTTGTATATTTCCTCTGCTAATCGTTCGTGCGTGCAAGTACAAAGGTCTGCTATCAATAACCAACTTATAATCTGCTCTGGTATCTTTTTTAAAATATAATCCTGATAAAGTATATGTGAAGGTTCAAGATGCCAATAATCGTCATTATCAACTACCAATTTAAAGCCATACTTTTTGCGCCATTCAATCATCTGCTCTGATTTAATGTTAGCAAGCATCCTATTCATTACCACAATATCAAACTTCCCCTCAAATGTTTCCTCGCTTAACGTATCCGTAATCAAGCAATAATCTTTTTTCATATTAACCAACGGCATCATTATTCTATGATACCCAACTCCGCTTTGCTTACTCGTTATTGCTAAAATTCGCATCTAATTTTTTTTTCTGTATGATATATAGGTTGGTATTTTTCCCAAATCGCCTGCGCCTTTTGTAGGCTTGCATCCTTCATAGCCCTATACTCTGTGCCATTCCCAACATCGTGTCCAATATGTTCACTTCTTAGATCTGGAATATAGTAATTAGTAAAACCCGCAATGATAGCCCTTTCTGCATAATCCCTGTCCTGCATTCCGTATGGATCGTATTCAGTATTGTATCCGCCAATTGTGTCAATCAATTCCCTTGTTATAAAATTATTTCCAAAAGGAACGTGTGTTTTATGAATCCCGTTCTGTAATGGTGGCAATTCCTCTACGCAATGTATTCCACTAATGCCTGTTTTTGGTACTTGCTTCGCAAACATAACCCAATTTTTAAGCCAATTGGTAGGAAGTAAAATATCATTTGCTAATAAGCATACGCCATCATATCCCCTTGTCATTTTAAGCCCTGCATTAACTCCCGCGCCTATTCCTCTTTTATATCCTACATTGCAATTTGTCCAATTAAATAAATCATAAGGAACTTGATTGCTACCATTATCTACTAAAAAACAATCGGCATCATATCCAGAATTAAAAAAATTCTGATCAATCACGCGCTTTGTTAAATCGTTTCTATTTAAGGTTAATAAAATTACAGCTACATTCATTTTAATATATATGTTTTGCTTTCTGGTTTATCAATAATTAAACTATATCCGTTTACTTGCA